GTTCGAGGACACGTAGACATTTCCAACAACGTGGAGATTAGCTTGGGGGTTCTTGGTCTCAATACCGACGGAATTGGTCGTCGCATCCACATGGAGGGTGTCTTCATCCACAGTCAAGTTCGAAGAGACATAGACATTTCCAACAACGTGAAGATTAGCTTTGGGGTTCTTGGTCTCGATACCAACGGAATTGGTCGTCGCATCCACATGGAGGGTATCATCATCCACGGTTAAGTTCGAGGACACATAGACATTACCCACAACGTGAAGATTGGCTTTGGGAAACTTAGTCTCAATACCAATGGAATTGGTTGTCGCATCCACATGGAGGGTGTCTTCGTCCACGGTTAAGTTCGAGGACACGTAGACATTTCCAACAACGTGGAGATTAGCTTGGGGGTTCTTGGTCTCAATACCAACGGAATTGGTCGTCGCGTCCACATGGAGGGTATCTTCATCCACAGTGAGGTTTGAGGACACGTAGACATTTCCAACAACGTGAAGTTCAGCATCCGGTGTTTTTGTTTTTATACCCACTCGTTCAATCGTCGCATCCACATGGAATGTATCCGTGGCGACTGTTAGATCGTCAGATATATATGTGTTACCAACGACATGAAGGTTGGCTTGGGGGTTCTTGGTCTCAATACCAACGGAATTGGTCGTCGCATCCACATGGAAGGTATCTTCATCAATGGTGAGATTCGAGGAGACATAGACATTACCCACAACGTGGAGATTGGCGGAGGGGTTCTTGGTCTCGACTCCGACACTATGTGTCGTCGTGTCCACATGGAGGGTGTTTTCATCCACGGTGAGATTTGAAGAAACGTAAACATTACCGACAACATGGAGGTTTGCAGAGGGTGACTTTGTCTCGACTCCGACACTATGTGTCGTCGCGTCCACATGGAGGGTGTCTTCATCCACAGTCAAGTTCGACGAGACATAGACATTTCCAACAACGTGGAGATTAGCTTGGGGGTTCTTGGTCTCAATACCAACGGAATTGGTCGTCGCATCCACGTGAAGGGTATCCTCGTCAACTGTGAGGTTCGACGAGACATAGACATTTCCAATAACATGGAGGTTGGCGTCGGGAGTCACTGTCCCAAGTCCTATGGACTTGCCTCCCACATCCACGTGGAAGGTATCCTCATCCACCGTGAGGTCACCACTAATACTCGCGTTTCCGGAGACGACTAAAACATTCGAACCATATTCATCCACGAAAAGATTGGATCCCACATCCAAAGTGTGAATGGGGCTTGTGTTCATGATCCCGACGTTGGACTCGGTGAGAACGCGACCGTATACATGTACATCCAAAGTCTCAGATGTTAGTGGAGTGATAGTCTTACTATCTGCACTTGTTTCTGTGTACGCCAGAGCAAGTTCACTCGAACCCTCTAAAAATCCAACCGTGACGTTAGAATCTGGGCGGTTCATGATGATCCCAAGGTCGAGTGTCGTATCTCCAACCGTGTTGTTTCTTCCCAATTCTATGATAGCATCTGTGATTGTGAGATTTTCAGTGTTAATCACAGTGAGGACACCATCTATCTGAGCGTTTCCTTGGACAACGATATCCCCCTTAATGTTTGTGTTTCCGTTCACGACGAGAACATTAGAACCGGTATCGTGAACGTAGAGATTTGAGCCCACATCTAGGGTGTGGAGTGGTGAAGAATTTGCGATACCGACGTTGGACACGGTCACGAAACCCGTTTCTGTATTATTAAACTCGAGTGTGTTTGTTGTCGTATTTCCAAGGTTTGTGGTGGCTTGAAAATTTGGTTGTAAAACGTCTACGGCAGCCACACCCGAATCCGTGATCTCTTTTGATATTCGGTTATACGTAAGAATCTTGATTTGACGATCAGAAACATCAAGCACTTGACGTAAAGGGCTGATGTACACCGACCCCGGTTGCGTCGTGTCGATCTGGACATTACTGGCGTTGAACACGATCGTATTCTCACCCTGGTCCTCTGTCGCGTTTTTACCGAACCTAATTTTAGTAGATCGTTCGACCGTCGGCAAGTTCTTGACCATTTAATATAGATTAGCATTTTAATTCGCGTAGAGGAGTCCTGCCATACCGTTCTCGATACGGAGGATATTGTAGTTGACCGCGTATATCGGGTCGTTGATAGGCATTGATTCACTCATGATCTTAGCAGACTCTAAACGACTGAAATTGAGGGTACCTGTGGGTTGAAGTGAGCTTGTGGAGAGGCAGAAACAATAGAGAAAGAAATCTGGAGACGTCACAAAGCTTGTATGATAGTAACTCATCACATCAATAAAATGTGGTTTTCCCCATTTATAATTACTCATATCCGTACCATTGATGTTTAACTTGATTTTGTTAATGGGTGAAGTGAGCGCACCGTCGGTGGTCGTATCTGATGAGGCAAGATACTTCACGGGGTGATTAAACGTGAGATCCTGGACGAGTGTGCGAGATGGGATGTTTTTCTGTACTTGGGTGATGAGAAGGTCATGCTTCCTCAATGCGATGTTACCACGCTCCTCGTTATCGAGATAATAGTAGTTCGCATAGCACTCTACGTTATAGTTCGCAGCCGCACTAGCCCAATGGATACGGATCTCTACGTTATGATAGTTGAGTGCGACTAAGGGGATAGCATACTGTGGACCCTCACAGAAGAAGAAGCGAAGGGGATAAAAGTAAGAGCGAGCGCTCACACCTGGGTGTGTACCATTCGCACTTCTGGAAACGTTTTGGGCGAAGGTATCGATGGCAATTTTTTCGGTAAATATGGAGTCTTGGGTATCGATGACCGAACCACCAATAAGAAGTTCCACTTTATCTATGATGGTATCCCTCCTCTGAATATCAAGGGCGGACGTGAGATTATCTATTGTGAAATAAACATAACCGAGAAGGTCACCAGAACGTTCGAATTGAACACTGGACATTGAACTGTTTTTCACCGCTCCATGGATCGTTTGCTTTTCGATGGATTGTGAAAAATTAGCATGTCTTTTAAACGTTGAACTAAAGAACGATATTTCGGGGTCACCCATGATATATTCATCCTGGGCTCCGATAGCGATCAATTGAACAATGCCTGCAGACATGGTATACTATAGTAAAAGGAGAAAATTACAGATTGGGTTTTCTACACACAAAGCGAATTACTAAGAAATTTTTGCTGCTCGCACCAGGGAGAATGGGTACACCACTTTGGTTTCTGAGAGTCACACTAAATCGATCAATCGTACGAATAGGATCAATATATTGTGTGACGATCGGATAATCATCCTTGAACCCAATAACACCCGTACCATCGCTTACGATACTAGCGAATGAGTTACGAACAACACTCTCACTCGCTTGACCATTTGGTACATCAGAAGCTCGATCGGAAAAGATCGTATCCAACTCTTTGATAGAAACATAACAGTGTTCCGTAGCCACAGTGGTATTGATTCGTGCAGCTAACAACCTCGCCTGAACGACATTCTTTAATGGTTGTTGAAGATAACATGTGAAAACATTGGCGCTAGTCTGCCCAATTGTATCTATCGTCACGGTGTGATATTCATGTTGAAGATCTGGAATCGCCTCAGTGATAGTTGTAATGAGAGCCATTTATATTAGCTTAGATTAAAGATCCACCAATTCCGTCGGTAATCTCATATCCAGCGTGCGCACTCACGAGTTCCTGAGCACCACAGACACCACCTGGTGTGAGACCCTTGGAGTAGGGGCTATCCTTTTTCCCGGACCCAGCGGTACATTCCAAGCTGACGGGGAGGTCGAAAATGGAAGCGTCACTGACCGTCTTGACAGTGATTGGCTTGGGCTGGTATTTGCTGGTAGTGTTGGTCCTGAAAGCGGCGAGAGCCGAGATGACCACGAGAAGGATGACAATCATCGAGAGCGCATTACGACTGGTACGATTAAGGGTAAACATTTATAATGTACAAATATTTTTTTAAACTGCGTTAAAGGTATTTTTTTTAGTTTCTACATAAAGAGTAGATGGACGAAGAAATCGTACTCGACAGAGGAAATACCAACATTATGAAATTGGATGCGGATGAACAGGCTATCATGGATGAGATTGAAATCTCTGCCCCGCAACCCCAGCGTGTTCCTAGACCAACCCGACCCGCTCCAAACCCACCACCCATGACCCAACAACAGGAAAGTATGGATGCTTTTGTGAATCCCAACAAACAGTCCGCTCCTGTGCAATACCAACAAGATGAAGAAATCGATTATGGGGAGGATGAGATGTATGACGACCAAGATATGGATATGGGTCCTGGTCCCAGTCAGCAGGGGGAACAACCGACGAAGGGGTACACCTCCATTGACGAGGAGAAGGCGGATCTCATCAACAAATTGAGTCGCCTCGAAAAGAAGGGGTTCGCTGTGAACAAGAGGCTCAACGCGTACTCGAATATTGAAGAGCTCAGGTCAGAGGTTAAGCGAATCACGTATAGCATCGATGTGGAACAGTCTGTTCGTTTCTCTCGGCGAATGCTTGTGGCGTGTGTGACTGGTCTGGAGTTTCTTAACAAGAGGTACAATCCTTTCGAGATTCAGCTCGAGGGTTGGTCCGAGTCCGTTATGGAGAATGTCGATGACTATGATGGTGTCTTTGAAGAGCTCTACGTGAAGTACCGCTCGAAGGTCAGCGTTGCCCCCGAAATCAAGTTGATCATGATGTTGGGTGGTTCGGCGATGATGTTCCACTTGACCAATAGCATGTTTAAGTCAGTAATGCCCAACATGAACGATGTGATGAAGCAGAACCCCGACCTCGTGAAGAACATGATGGCGGCTGTTCAAAACACCACCCGTTCCCCAGAGGGTCCTGCGACCGATGCCCCAGTCGGTGGTTCCGGTGAATACCAGATGCAGGGTCCTGGTATCGATATCTCGAGTTTGATGGGTGGGATCATGATGCCCCCCGCTCCCCCCATGAACACGACGAAAATCGCTCCTCCCGAACCCCAGGATGAGGAGGACGACATCTCCGACATCATCTCCATCTCCGGTGATTCCACTGGAGGTGAGGTCAAAGAAGTCAACGTCGCCACCACCAAGGGTAAGCGTACCACCAGACAGAGGAAGGCGAAAAAGGAAATTAATCTCTAAATATATATAAATGATAGCGTACTATCCATTGGAGGAACTGGAACCTCCCAAACAGTTGGTGGTGGATCCACCTGCTGTCACCCCCCTGAATGTTCAGGTTGGTTTAGAGGAGAGTGAATTAAATTACGTCGTGATAGCTTTCATCTTAGGCGTAGTTGCTTTAGCCATATCAGATGCCATCAGGGCATAAATGTATATTGAATCTACCGCGGGGTTTTCCTCCGTAGTACGTTTAATTCCCGAATAATACACCACCCAACCCATTTTTGATCCTAAGCACATTGTAATTAACTGCATAGATGTATAGGGGTTGACCAGGGACTCTTCCTGCACCAACGGATGCACCCCTTAAGATCATTTTAGCGTTGTCTAGACGACTAAAATTACACGAACCCGAGGGACTGTATTCCGACGCGTTCATACAGAAGTGATAGGCGAAATACCTCGTGTATACCATGACGTTTCGGGTTGAATCAAATTCAGAAACACCGTATTGAGATTTATAATAATTTTGCACGGTATGGAAATAATTGGGTTTCATGTTTTCAAATAAATACGTACCATTGATTTGCAAATCAGCAC